TACTAGCTTGATAAGAAGTACCCCAACCGGCTTCATTTCCTGTTATAAATGTTATGTCTCCTGTCGCGCTAAGTGTTGATGCAGGTAAGTATATACTTACCACATTATCATTTACCACATTAAACAAACTATCATCTAACTTATAACCGGATATTGTATCAGACTTAGCTGACGTTATTGCAGTATAATTAGAACGGAAGTCTGCTACATTAGAACTTAGATAAAAATTATTACTATAGTTAAATCTCTTACCATATAATGTAAACCAATTTATTCGATCTTTTTTAATTGTGGTGCTTTCGGTCAGCATTATTGACTGACCTGTAATAACATAGAATATATTTGTAAACTCCGGTATAGCTGATATAGTAATTGTTTCAGTGTTACTAGTAAGACCTGAGGATTCGGTATTAAATGCCGATAATACACCGTAGCCATATTCTTGGTAGGTATTATCTCCAATTACCGTAGTTTTATCTAGTGGTGAGTAGATTTTATTAGCTAAATCTACATTTATAAAATTATTATCTACTTTATAAATGGTAGCTGAAGTATCTTTTTGCTCTGGGAATAACCACCCCTTTATAGTAAAGGATGTATCAACGGTTATTCTAAATTTATCTGAATAAGTGGTTTCGGTTGGAGTATTATAATCTAGATTACCTGACCACAATACTTCACTTCTAATCTCTTGTGTATATTCTGTACCAAAATCTTCAGGCACTTGCCATGATAGTATAATATATGGGTTGTTATACGGTACAAAGTTAGAAACAATTTGATCTACATCTTGCATATACCTCGCTAAAATAGACATGTTTATTTCTAAATTTACAGGCACTGGCATTAAAAATTTTGATGATGCTTTTGGTGCTTCGAGTAATTGTGTAGGTAGATAAGACGGTACAATTTTATTAAAGACTCTTGTATCGTCTCTTGTAACACTCGTTAAGTCGACTGCTACAACCGGTAGTGTTAAATTTTGAGCTTTATTAATAATGTCATACATTACTCTTTGCTTTGGAGCAAAGACATACCTTACATCTATATTTTGTTTTGCAACTCTGCTTTTATTATACCGGGATATAACTACATCATCAAAGGCAGCTATAAACTGAGTTAATAGATTTTTTATTTCAAAATGATATGCTCTTTTCTTCACCTATATATATTTATTAAGAAAATCTGTCAAGGAAATATTTTGGCAACTTATGTTTATTGTTTATAACACTTTCAACAATAGCTCCGTCCAAAATATATGTTATACAATGATCTTTTTTTGATCTAACACCACGTCCACATGATTGAATAAGTGCACATAACATCTTATTTACATACCAGTCGTAATTATTTTTCATTAGTTTCTCTATACGCTTATCTCTTATAGGTAAGAAGGGGGCTTTAACTATAATTTGAAATCTCGCCAAATCATCTTTTAAATCAACCCCATGCGACATAGACGGTGATATTAAAACTGTTGGATCCGGGCTTTCGGCATGCTGTTCTAACAATAATTCATTTCGTACACCAGGTTCACGTATTAAAAATCTACTTTCTTTTACAGCCGCGGCTAATTGATTAGTAATATTATTATTATGTGTATGTATTATACCTTTATCTTGATTATGCATTTTACAAATCTGTTTTATTTGATCTATAACTTTCGGTAGATTGCGGGTTAAGTTATGGTAATTTAATTTAACCTTTGTATTGCAATATATAGGTGAATCATTTGCATTAAAGGATGATGCCGCTTCAACATATTTAAATTTATCTATACCTAAGCTTTTGCAAAAGTTTGACGGGTCTATAATTGTAGCTGACATTAATATTATCTTATCAGCATATTTAAATAAATGATTAGAGAGCTTATTAACCTTTAGAGGCATAAATGTAATACCATCTTTATTTGTTTCGAAGAGATACTCACTTTCACTCCATGTGTCTGTAATTAAAGTAAGCTTGGAATGTAAATTTCGTAAACCAACTATCTGTCTCTTTGTTTCAATTAAGAATTTTTTATTATTGGTATTCTTATTGTTAATAATATCACGAAGCTCATCTATTCTATCACTTAAATCTAATATTAGGGTATTAATCCATTTTATTACATTTGCACTGTTTTTTGTGTAAAAGGGTCTTACTAATATATCCATTTTACTTAGCATTTCAAAATTAACAGTACAAGAAAACTCTTTTACTAATTGATCTTCTAATTCTGCAGCTTCGTCACAAATTAAGTATTGTCTCTTTTTTACGTGGTTAGGTAAAGAGAAAAACATATTATAATTTAAAGCAGCGAATTTATTTGTTAAAGCATCACTTCGGTCATTATGATATGGACATTTATGCCTTCTTCTATGGTCCTCCAATATATTTTTAGGCATAATTAATGATTCCATCTCAACGTCAATTTCAGAGTCAATTGTACTAATATAATTACTCTTTCCTTTAAGTATGGTAGTGCCTTTAAATAAAGTCTTGTATTGATCTTGCAGGGCTTTAGTAATTGTTAGTGCAAAAGCTCCTGCAGAATTTTGATCTTTACACTCCTCTTCATGTGTATAAACTCCGGTTTGATCAATTTTAAACGCAGTGTATGATGTTATCAGGTCTTTAAAGTCTTGCGATGGTTCTTCTGAGGTATTTGCAATAGTTTTTGATATAAAGCTTTTACCGGAACCGGTTGGAGCATTACAAACAACAAATTTATAACCGTCTTTAAAAGCTTGATCAATATTTTTTAAAAGCTTTACTTGAGAAGCGTTTGGAGTATATCCATCCGGAAAATCTTTTATCAGCCCACCTACCACAATAAAGTATAATATACTTTATTCAGAAGGCAAGATGTAGATTAAGTTGTCGTAAATTTTAGATTTGGACGATTTATCTAAACATTTTACTTTGTTTATTTGATTTTTAGGTATAAAAGAACTTAAATGGTAATTAAGGATTGCTAAGTTCTGCTCATCATTTATCTCTACCAGGTATGGGTAAGGTATCTCATACGACTTATTTAACCCATTAAATTCTAAAGTAAAATTAATATAGTATTGTTTAATTTGGAAAATCTTTAAGCGGCCTTTTTTTAAAACTTTTTTATCGGTTTTAATTATAACATCTCTCAATAAAAAGGGCTTTAAGGAATTAGTAACTTTTTCTAAACAAACATTCATGAATTCATAAAATTAAATTTTTGAGATGGTGACATTGGGTATATGTTCTCATTAAAATATTCCCAAAACTGCTCATCATCCGGAATTTCCTGAATTAACTCACAAGAGTTCATATTAATATTTCTATAATCTTGCATTATAATATCCCAACCAACGGATAAATTATCAGGACCTAAATAAGGTTTAGGTGCACCTTTTGGGGGAAAGTAGTTTAATGATATTCTACCATTAATAGAATTAAGTAACGATTGAGACATAGTACATAACATTTTTCGTGTAGGTGCCTGACCAGCTAAAATTATTCTACGAGGAAATCTGACTTCACATACATTATTTAAAAGTAATGAATCAAGTGTTGGTTTTTGCACTAACATTGCTTTTCTTACAAATGCCAAACATTCGCTCTTCGTTTAGAAAAATACCTTTTTTTACCGTACCTTTATCTGTTACTTCGACTCCGGAAATTGTAACGCCCATATTATTAGGAAAGACGACAACGTCGCCTTCTTTTGCATATTTTGTGTCCGGGCCTGCTAAAATTACTTTACCTTTTCGCCATGCTCTTGTTAAAGCATTGGTAGGTATTACAATTCCGCCTCTACTAAGATCACCCTCCGCTGTTTCATCAATGTATTCAATTAAAAGAATATCATCAAAAATAAAACTTAATTCATAATCTCCAAAACCAAAGTCTCCTCTATCAGATCTTGTTAAGTCAATTAAACTTTTAGTGGGTGCCAAATTATCAATACTAGCTGTAGCCATACAGCTATTTAGTAAAGCTTTTACTTAATTCAACATATTGTTGTATCTCACGTGTTGAGATGTTTTTATTTTTAGCTATAAGATTTAAATTTTCTGTACCTTCTTGGTCGTCTTTTTTCTTCTTTTTTATATAGCTTATACGCTTCCACTTTAAACTTGGAATAAAATAATAATATAAATTATACGTATCTTGTTTATTCTCAAAGATGGAGCTAAATCGATTTAATGTATCGTTTGTAAAAACAGCCATATCATTATTATAAAATGATAACCACCTATTAATAAGAAACGGTATAAAAGTCTGATTACCCTCTACGTCTAATTCTTCAGATTTTGTTTTTTTAGAGTAAAATAATTTATGTTGTAGTTGAAAAAAGTTCATACTATAATTTTCGTAGTTGCAATAAACTCGTCTTTTACTTCGCTATTAAAGTAATTAATAGCTGATTCAATAAAGTAATCTACTTGCTCATCAGTTAGATTAGATGAATAAGCAAACCCCGGAGCCTTATCACCAGCTATAATATTAATACCGGTGTGACCTAATGTAATGTTGTCTTTTGAATACGTAATAGATACACTTACTTTACCTGATGTCTGTACTTTATTATCCGAACCTGTAAATTGATCTTGAACTAATAGATCATCACCTTCAACAACAATACTTTTATTAATAGTACTTGCAAGTATATTAGCAATTGCTGTGTTAAAAAGTCTTTGAAATGCAACAGCGCCAAGTGGGCACATACCAGGTATCTCCCAACAAAAGTTAATAGCATCTTGACTATGGATATAGTCGTTACTTAAAGTATCCTCTAAATCAATTAAAGCATCTTCAACATACATTGGAGCCCTAAAAGCAACAATATTACCATACGGAGAAACATCTTTTCGAAAGAACTTATATGCAAAACGCTCGTGAATTAGCTTACCGTCATAAACACCTTGATCAATTAACATACTTTATTATATAGAATAACTAGTTATTTTCAACTATACCTTTAGAGGCTCTATAATCATTAATATTAATACACTTGTCATCGATCCATAAATCATACGATGGTTTGTGCATTATTAATTTGTTGTATTTAACACCCCATTCTTTAAGCTGTTTAGATGTTTCATATGTCCAATCTATACCGGAATTACCACCCCTTGCAGTATAGTATGTTAAGTGGTATCCCTTATCATATAGTTCATTAAAATGCTCTATTAATTTTTTATAGGGTTTAGATTCTAAATAACTTGGAGTGCTCGTATCGCAGATTGTGTTGTCTATATCAATTATTAGTTTCATCATTTATTTGCTTTACTATATTTGTAGTGCTATAACCATCAACAAAAGGAACAAAACGAACTTCAATATTGTTCCTTTTAATTTCATACAATTCTTCCTTATTTAAAGTGTCTATTGTATAGTCTGTTGATTTATAAAATATATCAGGTTTAAGAAGGTTGAGATGGGATGAAATATTTTCAGTATCGAAAATTATTACTTTATCTACTGCAGTTAAACTTTGTAATATATACTTTCTATCATATTGATTGTTGATCGGTCGTGTATCACCCTTTAATCTCTTTACACTTTTATCACTATTAATTAAAACCGTTAAAGAGCCCGGGCCATCATCAGCTATAGCATTTAACCCCTGTACATGCCCTCGGTGTAGTATATCAAAACAACCACAAGTTAACTTAATATTACTTTTGACTGTCTCCGGGTTCAACTCTGTAACTATCATATTCAAAATGCTGGGTACTAACTTCTATAATTTCTGAATCCTTTAACGCTGTAAGCTTGTGAGGTATATTAGGCTTAATATCAACAACCGCGCCTGGGTTAATTGTCTTTGTAATTCGAGTAGCATTAGTTAAATTATAGTATGATAACTCAAGACTGCCTTTAGCAACATACCAGGTTTCCTCTTTTTTAATATGATAGTGCATAGAAAAGGTACTACCTTTGTTAAAAGATAAAATCTTTAAGCAGTATTTTTCTTTGTTTACTACCCATCTCTCGTTACCCCAGCCCTTAGGGTAGTCTTTATATTCTATAATTTCAGGCTTCATATTTTATAACACTTCTAACATCTGTTGGTTTATGTAAAAAGGCGAGATCTATAAGCACAACCTTACCCACAACATCATACCCTGCATCAACACATAGTTGTTCCGCAGCATCCATTGTACCACCTGTTGCGTAAACATCATCAACGATGATTACTCGACCGCTACCTGGTTGAATTTGTATTGAATCAGTACCATACTCTAGATCATAAGTTTTTGATTCCACCGGTGGGGGTAGTTTATCTTTCTTTCTAATGAGTTTTAACCCTTTATTTGAATACTGTGATAAACCAGCAGCAAAAATAAATCCTCTTGAATCAATACCAACCCAATAATCTACAACAGTTTCAAATTTGCAGAACATTTCAAATATTGCTTGTCTAAATACTTTAGGATCAGCTAATAATGGTTGAATATCTTTAAAGGTAACCCCGGGTATAGGAAAATCTGGTACATCCTTAATGTATGGTTTAAAGTCGTGAATAACTGACGAAGCTTTAGAAACATCTACCATAATATATGTTATACAATAATTTTAAAAATGCAATAATGCATTTACTACTGTAGCTGGTATGCGCGTACCATTTAATCTAAAGACTCTATTAGTATAGTTATTTACGGTAGCTATACTAATAATGGATGCTGCAGCTTCTTGCAACGTCATTAGTTCAATATTACCATATGGTGTTGTTTCACCATCTTTTAATTTTTGACAAATGCCCTTTCCTATTAATACCGGTAATTTAATTACGTAACCATTGTCGTGATTAGATAAAAGATAACCCTCCGCTTTTTGTTTATAAAAATTATATAAATTGTTTTGTTCCGAATAAGTAGACGTAAAGATTATTTTTGAATCATAATTATTATCAACGAACAATTTAAATCTATTTAAACACTCTTTTTGAATTTGTTTATTATTTTTATCTCCTATATTCCAAGTATGGTAAATATTAATATCTGAATGCCGGTTTGTGTCATCACCTAACCTTGCTGAAATATTAAAACCAGTATTACTCTTAATGTAATTAGATAAAGTTTTTCCTAATTGACCTTTACCATTATTAAGTATTATCATATAAACTCACTATGAATTATTTTACTTTTTATCTCGGTCTGTAACTTTAAAAGGTCTGTTTTAATTCTTTCTTTTTCTTCGTCGGTAACGGCGCTGTATGAGTTATGTATATCCCAAACTGCTTTATTACTTTCATGAGGTTTACATAACTGTGTACAGTTTTTAAAGCATTCTACATCGTCAATTTGATGCATTATTGCTTTTTTTGCAGCACATCATCCCAGATTTCTTTAAAGCTTTTATCGTGTAATGATCCATAACTATACTGCTTATAACCACGGTGATTAGTTCATACATATACATTACCATCAGCACCGACACAAGGTTGTATTTGTGATCCCATACATTTCTTATAATTACGACCATATAATGATGTATCTTCTATAAGATCA